ATAACAAAAGTTGCATCATACCACATTGTAAAACCACCTTTATTCATCAACTTAGGCATAGACATTGGAGTTTCGGCCTTAGCTGTCCATACTTTATTAACACAAACTAATGTATTAGTATAAGGTGATGACTCTTTACGAGACATTACAATCTTTTGATTAACAACGTTTCCAAACTGAGTTGACATAGCACCAGCATTCCATTCGTTGTTGTTCTTTTTCTTCTCAACAGACATTTGACAAGGTATAGAACCAATACTATCCCATAGGAATAATAAATCGTAAGGTAGATTACCTTTCTTTTGCTCGTCTAATAAGTCAAGAATAAAACCAGCAACATCTTCAATAGTGTGGAGTGATTCACGGTCAGCATAGATAAAGTTACCCTGGTAGTCTAATAACTCACCTGTATCTTTATCCCAAATTTCTTCTACATCTAGACCCATCTGCATAGCATGCTCCCAGTTCCACTTCATCTCAGTTACGATGAATACAGGCAGAACACCTGATTTTTGGGCTGAAACAGCTGCTTCGATCATAGCTGTAGTTTTCCCAGTATCCGAGTGACCACGTAATAAACAGACGTGACCCATTGGGATACCTGGGACTGATGTTACTGATTGGTAAGCATCAGAAAGCGGAATCCATTTTTGTTGTTTGAACTTAACATTACCGCCTAGACCTTTTTTGTCTTTGAAGCTGTTAAGATCAAACTTGGATTTAATCTCGGCGGACATAGCCGCCGAGAGTGATTTACTTACTTTTTTCTTAGCCATAATTAGAAGGGCAAGTCATTATCCTTATCCTCATCAAACAAACTATCAAACTTATCTAGTTTGGTTTGTTTTACTTGGTTGTTAGATGTGTTCATCGAATAGTTGTTAGAAGCTGGTGTTTTATCTTCATCGATAATATCACCTTCTTGTGATGATCCTTCAGGGTTTAACCATGAAGCCAAATGTTGTTTGGTTTGATCATAATCTACGATACGATTCTTAAACAAATCCTTAGGATTAACTTGGTCTTCCAACCACGTTTTTACTTGATCAGCATCATCTGAAGCGTTAGATACTTTCATTGATGGTGATGCTGTAGTACGATTGTACTTAGTACCTGTTACTTCAGGTCCTACTGTTACTAACTTGATGTCACGACCTGATGCTACATCAGTGTAATCACCTACTTCCTCATCTACTGCTAGTTGTAGGAATGTCTCATATAACTCTTTACCAAACTGCCATACTTTAACACCCTCATCTTCAAGACCGCGAACGATGATAGGAGCAAAGTAACGAACCTTAGGATCTAACTTCTTAGCTAGTTTCCAGTTCTCTGATTCGCTGGTTTGACGGAGTTGTTTTGTAAACTCGATGATTGGATCCTTTAAAGTCTCACCACTTTCGTCTACATAGTTTGTACGCGAAGGCATAACATTAGCACCAATACCGTAATAGAATAACATCTCGGTAAATGGCATTTTGGGGTTGAACTTCGAAGGTACAATACGAATTGTTTGTTTACCTACTTCAGGCTTCCAGAAGAGCTGTCGGCGCTCACCGTTGTTTGAATTACCCGTTTTCTCTAGGGCATTCAAACGTTGTTTGATTACGTCTAAATCCATTATTAAAACTATTTATTATTATAACTATTTACTTGATTAAATATACGAAACTGGTTTGGGGTATCCAAACTTAAAGGTCAATTATTTTAAAAATCTTTGTCTTCAGTTGTTTTAAGTCTGATTGTTGAGTCAAAAGAATAGTGTTGCGGTAATGCATCCATTCTACTCTATATCTTCTATCTACAACCCCATCATTTAATGATTTAATAAGCTCATTAAGGGCATTGATAGTGTATAAAGTATTGGATTCTTTTTTCCTATGTACCAGTATTGTATTAGCTGGTATAGCGTTAATGTTGCCCTGGTCAACATTGTAAGTAACAACAAGTTCTTCGCTATCTTTAATTTCAAGAACAAACATCTTATTATACATGATGTCGTATTGGGATGTAATATCTGAGATTAAGCTGTCTAAGCCCTCACGAGTGGTGAAGGTGCAAAATAATTTATTGTTCAAATCTTTAGTGTTTATGCCGTCAGTAACAAAATCGTAACCTGATGTATAAATATCTAAAGGATTAGTTAAAGTTGTAGTTGAGTCCATTTTTTTCTGTTATTCGTAACTTAAATTTATTAAAAACCTGTTTTATTGCATCTATCACATCCTCTTCATCTTTATCAACGTCAAATAAGAATGAATCGAAAGTGTAAAGTACTAATTTGGTATTCCTACCTTTCAATAACTTGAATATACGAAACAATATTTCAATATTCACGCTTGTTTCCATATTTTGTAAAACGTAGTTAAACAACTTTTGAGGGTTCATGTCCTCGAGTTTATCTTTTTCAAAAACATAGTTAGATATAGGACATACAAGTTTACCCTCTTCTTGAAACTCGTTCCAGATTATCTGTATATACGCACTTGTTAACTTAAAAAATGGTAAGTCTTGATATTGTTTAAATACACCCCCATATAGTTGTTTAAACGTTAGCTCTTTAGCTTTTTTGTAATCAACACCATACATGCTTGCAAAAGCCTTATGTATATCATTATCACCAAAATCATAGTCGACAAGCATCCCACTAAGAGTAGGATGGTAGGCGCTAATATCATATTCCACAAACCCATCGTTACGAGGAATAAAACTTTCCCTACAACCGTTTTCCTTTGGGAGAGCCGCATAGTTGATACCATCATACTTGTTGGAAGGCCTAGTAGTAAGGGTCTTAAAATTGTAAGAAGTATAAACATACTCGTTTGACGGAGTCCTCTGGAAGTGTTTTTTGAAGGCATCTTTATCTATTTTGATTCCACTACGTTCTATTGCATTTAGTACTAGTGTTGCTTTATTATTATAAAAGTTGTTTACCGGTTGATTAACGCGGTGCTCTAAATCATCATATACTTGCTCACAAACCTCGTAGTGTTTGGTTATAGGCACTATAGCGTTGGTATCAACGCGTGTATCGTATTGTCTGTATATAAAACTATGTGCTTGTGTTTTAGGTGGTATATACGTAGGAAGTGTTAGTGTGATATCGATTAAAGGTTTTAGAATTGTATAGTGTAGGAAATCTTTCTTATCTCTAACATATATCTTTTTAAAATTCTTTAACTCTAGATACACCTCATCTTCAAACAAGTTTAGACACTCACTATGATTAATAGGTAGGATATAACCCTTTGTCTCCCTAATCGGTCTAATATAAAATGCACATATTGAGTTTTCTATAGGATGTTGCCAGTGGTTAAGTGGGATGATGTCCATAAACACTTCCTCAAAACCTCTATTACAAAACTCTTTAAACCTATTTTCTCCTTCTATTAACCAAAACATAGTGTGAATATACGATCACTAGTTCGGTTTCCAAAATTTAAGGTAATCGTTTTTTAGGAATTTGTTGAAAGTTGGGATTGGGAATTCTCTCATATACAACTCAACCATTTTTTGGTTGGTTTCTTTTACATATGATTCTTCTCCGCT